GCAGCATCAAAAGTTACTTTTGACTCACATGCGGGGGGTGTACCACGAAAGTGGAGCCTCCCGTTCCCTTTTTCAGAAGTCCGCTTCATAGACGATTCGCTCATTCTCCACGCAGATAATCTTCTTGAATTTCAAGTACTGCCCGTCATTCAAAGGTTCGAGACCTTTGTATCGCTTGATGGCATTTTTAAGTGTTTCAATGTTGAAGCCACCATTGGGGAAGTCGAGTACAGCCACCTCAGTTTCCCGTTTCTCTGCGCAATGCTTCAAGCCTCTCAGGATATTATTTGACGTCGCCGTCTCTCGGCCGGCTACTTCGAATTTCATTCCATCCCACGTTCCTTCTGTGAATCGCTCACCGATGGTAGTTCCAAATTCGCTCTCAAGTATGACGGCATGACCTGCATTATACCCTGCATCTCGGGCATGCTTTTCGTATGCGCCGCCTCGCTTGTCAAAGTTATGGTCAATATGGTTCGCTTTAAGGCCCAATGTATCTTCATTGAAGGCAACGTTCTCGTAGTTCGGGTCATCCACTAGCCGCTTGAACTCCCTGACACGCTCGTTGTGCAAGTCCATCCTTACCCTCAGTTCCGGCGACATGGTGTCACGCTGGTCGTGAATATCCTTTATCGGTTCTGGCTGTGCAACTTGTTTCACACCCACGTACTTTGGGTTATCCTTTATCCAGTATGGCAGGGTGTCACGCTCGGCGGCTTTCTCCACACGGTCGGCGTTGTCTGACAGCCATTGCTTCATACTGTCCGGCAATTCGGTAATCTGGCCGCTGAACTGCCAGCTGCTCACGTCCTCGCCGTTCAGCATGGCACGGTTATAAGCATCGACTTCCTCATCCTTGGCCAATATATCAAGCGTGTAGCATCGGCATTGCGGATGCCAGCCCACAAACTTGAAATCCTTGGGGTACTTGCCTTTCAACGCGTCGCACAAAGGACAGTCCGTCTTGTCGTGGACTCGCTTCACCTCAACACCGACAATCCAGGGGTGACGTTGCCTTCTTTCGTAGTCGGCAGACCTGTACGCCATATTGGTCTCAGTTCTGGTAAGGCGCATGGCGTTCTTGTAGCTGCTGCGGTACTGCCCCGGCCCGGGGTGGTACGCTGCGGCCCGCTTGCTCAGCTTCAAGTTCCCTTTCTCGTCACGTACCCGACGGAAAAGTCGGTCGGGCTCCTGCAGGTACTGGCGCACCTTGCGGGACACGGTGGCTGCTGAGTCGCCACGTCCGAGGCTTACACTGAGGGCAAGTTCCATTTCATCTTTAAACTGCCCCGTGTACTTCCACACCTTCTGGGAGAGGTTCAGGCCGCCGTACTCGTTCTTGCGCCGGAAGAAGGCTTCCATGGCTTCACGGTTGCGGGCAAAGAGGCTGGCAAAGCGCTTGTCATCCCTCGCACCCTTGCCCATCACCAGCTCGACAAGCCTGTCCCTGGCAGCGTTGGCGTTCTCCCATTCGCGGATGACACCGCTGCGTATTTCCTGATAGACGGCACTGTAGAGGCCACGGAGTATGGCGTTACTCTTTTCCGACATGCGCTTGTTGTCGCTGAAGCTGAACACCTCGCTCTCAGGGTCAAGCTCAACCCTTGCAGACAGCTTCAGCAGCTCATCAACGGCAATGCTGTAGTAACGCCCTACGTTGGCAGCATACTCCTCAGTACGGCCAAACAGGCCCACGGCCATCTCGTCGGCTATCTGTGCGGCCAGCTGCTCTATCTGCCTGCGGCTGGCCTTGCGCGTCTTTTTCTCCTGCTCTTTCTTCTTGCTCATCGTCTTGGTTTGAAGTTGTCATTGCACCCCTCATGGTTCATCAGCATGGAGTGTCCTTCTACATGAGGGCATCGGCACATAAA